GGACTTGATATACTCGACAAACTGGATGGGCTGGAAATGCTGGACGGACTTGATATACTACTGTTGCTTGATAACGACGATACACTACTAATTGACGATGTAGAGCTTGACGAGCCTGCAATAGCAAGCGCCGCCAGCGGCACGCCAAGAACTGATAGTCTGGTAATTGACATACTATACCACTATCAGAGTATCACCGTTTGCAGGGGCTGTTGTAAATGCCGTTGTGACAAATCTGCCATTGGAGCCAACCTTTGCATAGTCCGTAATCGTTTGCGCTTGCCGGATGATTCCGCCGGATGTAAATATTATCACCCTGCCATTGTAATGATCCGCCGTAGCGTCGGTAATGTCGGAACATTCAAAATTTGTGGCAGTCGGAGCGAGTGCGGCATCCGTTATAGTCCCGGCGATCATCGTGGAGGCGGATAGAGATAATTTAGCTGCTGCCGAGGCAACACCATTAATTTGTATCACGTTTCCAGCGCTCGCCGCAACTATCTCATGTAAATATTCTTTGGTGTCGAATGCCAATGTTGCGCTCGAAATCTGTACAAGTAGCATCCCGGCAAGATCGACCTTTGCGCTGTTGATGATTATGCGATACCACCCACCGCTTGCCTCGTCCAGTGTTACATCGGTAGTTGTGGTAAGCGTCTCAAAGTCCGTGCTATCCGCGTACAGCACTTTTACGACCAGATCGGCAATAGCTTTCCCGGTTACAGCAATACCGGACAGTTCTAATTTTGCCGGTATGTTTGCGGTTGCACTGATTGTTAATTGCATGGTGTTTCCTTAGTCGTAATCTACGTTATAAACAGGTTTTGCTTTGTCGTCTGGGGTTAGTCCTGCCGCAACATATACGGAGTTCCGTTGTGACGCTGCGGCCAAATCCCAATCCATGTTTATTGCAGTCCTCCGCAATGATGCCCATTTCGCCAGCCGGAAATCATGACTCGTGGCATAAGCAGGATCGACAAAACCACAATTTGTATCTGATCCTGCAATTGAGTTTGCTCCCGCAGTGATATTGAGCAGGTTCCCACCGGAATTACTCTGAAAATAATTGTAATCCTCTATATGTGTCTGGTCTGTCGCAGATAATTCTATCCCATAAGCCGCACAGTTGGTTATTCGATTAAAAATATATCTATCGCCCTGCTGGCTTGCACCCGATGCTGTTCTCAATATACCGGAATATGTCGCACCCGTCCCGTCAATTACGCAGTTCTCTACTCTGTTGTTAAGTCCGATTGTAAATGAAATTGCATTGCGTCCACTGTTATGAAACAGGCATCCGGTTATGATATTATTACCGCCAGCGAGGGATAATGCCACGCCTTTCGAGTTGGTAAATTTACAACAGATAAATTGACAAAAACCATAAAAACCTGATGAACCGTCTACCATTATCCCGGTTCCCGTTGACTGCGTGGCGAAAATACACTCTCTGAATTTTTGGTAGTTGCTATTGATATACACAGAGCTTGAAGTCCCATTTCCAAAATAGCATCGATAAAAAGAATTGTTCGTATCGTTGAGATATAGAGCCATGCCAGCAAGCGCATTTGCATCACTAATACAATATTTTACCATGTAATATTTTACACTAAAATAGAAAGTTCCCGTCGTACTTGCGCTACCTAATAATTTGAAAAATCCGCCACCAGCATTATAAGAAGCATCACCACCGGTAATTGTTATTGCAGCCGCAATTGTTCCGGTTGTAGTTGCACTAAATTTCTGCGTGGCCTTTGCCGATAATGTGTCGGTATCCGTCCTTGTGGTGTTGTTTATTCCATTGGCAGTCGCAATGTCAGCATATACTCCAACGTCCAGCGAAACAACAATCACCTTCGCCGAAACAAAATATAAAATTTTTCCACTCCAGATAAGCCCAGTTGAGTTGTCTTGCACAGCATCACCGACCAGCCACGTAGCGGACTTATCATTGGTAGTTGTCACCTGTCCCAGATACTTCTGTTCGAACGCTGGTGCGGATGCAAACACATCGCCCTTAACTATGATTGTATCCCCAGCCGCTACCAGATTAAGCGCCCGTTGAAATCCGCCACTGCCAAGCAGCGGATCACCAGTAGATGTGCCGGTCTGTGCTACCGTCCAACCGCGCGACGTAGTATTATTGTTTACGTAATATGTAGTTGGCATTTACCACCTCACTTCGGCGAACCATTGACTTGGAGCGTATTAAAGAGCGCCATTACAGTTGTACCCACACCAGGAACTAACGTTGTGTCAAAGGCGATTTTAAGTTGTGTAAGCGCCGCATTAGTGTTTATCACCGCCGTCCCGGTCGCGCGCGGGCGTCCGTCCGTCTCGCTGCCATCGGCAATGTTATTGCTTGCGCCCTCGGCGTTAATTTTAGCCGCAATGCCCTGCCCGGTATAATCCCCCTGACACGAGATAAGCGCATAGTACGACGCCACAAACCGGTCAACAACCGTCCGAACATACTTGTTCGAGTGCAATTTCACCTGCGGATTTACAATGTCTGCCATAAGTCAACTCCTTTAGTTAGATTTTATATTTCCCCTCATTGACTGCTTGTGTTGCCTTATCCATGTATCCCTTGATTCTTTCTATTGCTTTCGGCTCGCGCTTTTTCCAGTCACCCTCAAAATTAAATTGCTTTTTTATGCTTACGGACGGCTTGGAAATAAAAACAAGAGCGGACAATGGCCGCCCCTCATTCAACGTTTTCTTATCATACCAGTACGTCTTATTGCCATGCTGGATACGCACAAGGCCCTCTGCGGATGTAGTGCCCGGCGCTCCGCCCCACCTGCTTAACGCCGCGCCCGCGCTTGACATTTTAACATATTGCCCGCCGCCTTTTATATTCTGAATATTTTTGTACATCGGCACAACCAGATTGCGGACGCCGGTTATTTGCATCCCCGTTGACAGTGCCTCCAATGCCTCATGTATCTGCTTGCGCTTATTATAAAGCACGCCCATCTGTAACTGTGTATTTAGCCCTCGCCCGGACGTCCACCCTTTGAACTGTCCAAGCATCTGGCTCGACCAGGTTGAACCATATTTATTTATCCTGCCGCCCCAGAGCGCGCGCCGCTCTAACTTGCGCCCGAATACGCCATGTCCACCGCCCTTTTTCGACCCGACAAACAGATTCTTTTCATGCAATAACCCGCGTATTAACTGCTGCTCAAACAGTTCAGGCGCGCGGCCAAGCGCGAAGGATACCTCTTTAGCGCCCGATACCTTGCCCTCAACTTTTAGTATTGATGTAGTGTACGCCATATTATAACAGCCCCAGAACCCACGCGCCATACTCTGCATTGACGGATGATATAGTCAATATTCTGTCGTGCAAATCGTCCGGCTCAAGCTTAAATTTAACCTTGTCTTTTCCTTTGACTACCGCCGGAATGCCTTTTACTGTACCCTGACTGATTTTAATTTCCAGCTTTGTGCGACCCGGAGAATATGACGCACCTTGTAAATTTATACTACCGTTCGACCGACGCGGGATGATCGCCTTGATCGTTTTTTCGGAACCACTGTCTGGAGAATAAATTATTGTTTCTCCGAATTCGTCAAGGATTACCTCCTCAAAATCGGTTATCTCTTGCGCGATAGAATAGGACATAAATTACCTTTCTACCCGTGTAAAAAAATGGCAATCGTACCCATGATGGTATTGATTGCCATTATTGATGTTTCTGCTATCATAACCTACCCCGTAGAAAAAGCGGGGTGCATGCTATCACCCCGCCATAGGTTACGGCTTTGAGACGCTCGATATACTCGAAGCCGACGAATGACTTGATATGCTTGACGCGCTCGATACACTCGATACACTCGAATCACTCGAATCCGAATTACTGGAAATCGACAGGCTTGTGCTTGATACCGAAGTACTGGATGTACTCCCGGAAATCGGCGTCACGCCCCATTTCTCGTTCAGCCGTCCACGTACAAAAGACGCGCCGCTCGCCTTCCCGTGAGTACACATGCCCACGTAAAAATCTCCGAGTTTCGCCTGCGCCTTCGTAATGGCGTAGTTCCCGGACTCTTTCCAGTAAATATCATCACCCACGGCCCAGGTATTCGCCGCGAGCGCCTTGAACTTGTACTCGCCCCGAATAGCTACCTGACCGGACGCGCCGACCGCGATATCCTCACGGGCAACGTATGCGACATTGTTACCACTCGGATTTTTCCGTTTGAAAACTTCCTCTATCTGGAGAGCGGCCACGGTGGGGTTAGCCACCGTGGTCTGATCGTGCTCTGTCAGCTTGGCGTAGAGGATCGCCTCATATGTTCTCGCCATAAGCCCTCCTTATAGGCTAAGGTGGGTTGTTATGGGATGGATACGGACGAATCGCTGTTGCTGGACACCGACACGCTCGCTACCGATACGCAGCTTGACGAATCGCTGTTCGAGCTAATCGACGTACTGCGTGACGAGCTGGACGTGCTGGCCGACGCGCTCGGAGCCACGGCACCATACTGCTCGTTCAACCGACCTCTCACGAACTTTGCGCCGCTGGCTTTCGCCAGTGTGCACATAGCTACATAAAAATCGCCAGTCTGTGCTGCGCTGGACACGATTGCCTCGTTTGCGCTGGCGTGCCAGTAGATATCATCGCCAACAGCAAAAGTGGCGGTCGTTTTCGCTTTGAAATCGCATTCGCCCTTGACAAGGGCTTCGCCCGTACCCGATATGGCGATACTCGCCTGCGCAACGTGCGCAATAGTCTCGCTCTGTGCGGTGGTCTTGTAAAACACCTCGTCGGGGGACAATGCCGCACCCGTCGCGTTTACGATTGTCACCTGTTCCGCCTGGTCGATGTTGCCAACCAAGAGGGCTTCATATAATTTTGCCATAATGAAATGCTCCTGTTTTTTTGCGTTTATTGTTATGCCGGAATTTCACCGGCTTTATTCAATCAAAAAATTACGCTCCCAAATTCTGATACCAGCCACGATAGTCGAGGAACTTCACGACAAAATAATACTCAATGTCGTAAATGAGACCCTTGACCTCTGCGGCGCCACCGACCTTAGACGTGATTTTGGGGGCATCGCGTCCAGTCAGAGTGTAGACCTTCGCATGATCCAGAAGGCTCGGCCCGGCTACCAGCAGCCATGCCTTGCTTTTCAGGCTTTGGAGCAGCGGCTCGACCACCGGAGTCAGGCTCCATTTACCGCCCGGCCCGTAGATATTCGGTTCGTTGTTCGTCCCGCCCGGAATATAAGGGGATGCGGTGTACTTGTTAGCTTGCAACGCCTGCGCAGGGCCAACCACCAGATACGAAGGCACGATCCCGCCCGCATACTGCGTGCGTGAGCGCCCGCCATCCGGCGAGAGCAGAGTGAAATTCATCATCGCAACGAACCCATTACCCAGAGTGGTCTCGCTGATCGCCGTACCGGCTGCAACATAGTTGCCATGCGCGGCGGTGAAAATCGCGGTACCATCTTCTGCGGTTGTCGGGCCAGCGCCAGCCAGAATCGTATTCCAGAACTGATAATTGATCTCGCGCGGGACGGCCCGGCCGAACTTCACCGGCATCTGCATGATCTGATTCAGGCTGTCGTTGATAATCATCGCCTCGGTCACGCTCCACGCCCGGCCCCAATTTTGCAGAGTCGCGGTCTCTTTTTTGTCGGAGAGTGTCGAGAGCTTCGGCGCTTGACCTTCGGGAATCTGAAGGACATCGGGGGCTTCGCTGGTTTTGTATAGCTCTGCCGCCTTGAGATCGTCCAATGTACCCGGCGCGGACACGACCTGGTAGGTTGTCGGAACTTCCATCCAACTTTTCAGGAGCGCCTTATTGAACGCGGTTGACAGAACGCTGTCAAGCGTGCTGGAATTCATCGACATCGCCATGCGCGGCTGATTGTAAAGCATCGCCATAGTCTGGCTTCCGACTTCCTGCCTTGATAACTGCCATGCGTTTTTCACGCCATTGTCGGCGAGATATTGCCGGGCAAGCATCTGGAGAGAGCCAAGTCCGCGAAATTCACTCGCGTTATTTTTGGCAATCTCTTTCTGGTCACGCTCAACACTGGTCGCACACAGAACGGCATTGACCAGGCCGTCGATCTTTTTGTCCTGGGCATCGGCATTGATCTGGATATCATCGCGGACGGTGGTAACCAGTTTCTCTTTTGCCTTTGCAATCACGATCTGGCGAACTTCGTCAATCGGTTTTTCGATAAGACCTTCGACGGTTTTGTCATCAAAACCGAAACCCTCGACGAGCGCCTTGATTTCCTTGACTTTCGCAAACGCTGCAACGGTCGCGGCGGATGCGGAAGCGGCCTTTGCGTCGGCCAGTTCTTTTTCGTGGGCCAGTTTCATGACGGAATTGTCTAAAGCAACAGGCTGGATAACTTCACTCATACTTTCTCCTTTGGGAATGGTTATGGCCTGCGCCCCCGTAGCCTCAGAGCCGGTTGTATTTGTCGCATTCGTGATTGTCAATTTGACTTCTTTTCCCTCTTCGTCAAACAAACTAAGCTGTTTTTCTACCATATCGACCGCCTTTCTATATTTTGAGATTGCAGACATGACATATTCAGGCACTTTCAGGTTTTTCATGTTGGTTGCGGACAAATCTGCATTGGTCAACACCTCCTCCGCAAATCCCTGATCTTTAGCCTCTTGTGCCGTCAACCACGTTTCATCGTCCATCATTTTGCCGATTTCGTCTGCGGTTTTGTCCTTTGCATGCCGCTGATAAGCCCGTATCGCCCCGTTTTTCATATCGTCAAGCAATTTCGCCTCTTTTTTCAGAGCTTCCGAGTCTCCCGCCGTGTAAACGAAAGGATTATGTATCATCATAAACGTGTTTTCCGGCATGGAAATCTTCTCGGCGGACATGGCAATAATCGACGCCATCGATGCGGCGATACCATCTATCTGGGCGGTTTTCGTTGCTTTGTGCTGTAAAAGAGCGTTATAAATCGCGGTCCCGTCAAAAATCGACCCTCCGGGACTGTTAATCTTCAAATGTATGGATGATACGCACTTATTTTCCTTATTTGTCAACTCCTTGACAAATTCCTTTGCCGTAATCCCGAAAAAACCGATCTCGTCATAGATCATAATTTCGAGATGGTCTTTTTTATCGGCGGACTTCTCCATCCGATACCAGGACGATTTATTTTTTTCCGGCATTCTGTTTTCTCCTTTCCCTATCGGCCAAAATAATACGGCTTTTTAAATATGCCGCCTGCATAATTTTTAGACTTTTCGCCGTCAACGGTTTCGTCACAATCATTTTTCCGCCTCCTGAGTGGCCGGTTCGTCCTGGGCGTCTCCCTGGCCATCAGTACCCACGTTCGCGCTCAACGCAGCAGCCTCTTGCGCCTTCGCTGCGGTCTGGTCGGCCGTACTCATATCAACATCGTATTCGGTTTCCAGTTCTGCGAGGTAAGCTTTTTCCTTTGCAATCTGCCTCAATTCCGCTTTGTAATTTTGCCCGCCGCTGCTAAAATAATCCTTAAGCGTGAGCATGTTGTTTTTACGCAATTCAACAGCAGCGTTTGCGTCTTTGAGAGGATCGACCCAATCCCAGCCAGGAGACTGCCAATAGCACTGTATAAAGCGCCACGGATCAGCCTGATAATCAGACAATCCAAGCGGAGACATTTTCCCAGAGAGAAACATTTGTTCGACATAGTTTGTCCAGTCTCGTTGACAGAAATTTTTGACGAACCATTTTTGAACCATCTCAAACAATCGGCGATCTTCGAGAATGTTCGCCCGGCTCGCGGCAAAATTCATACCCTGCAAATCTTTTGTTAAAATTTGGTAACTCAGGCCGGTACCTATTGAGATGGTGCGCTGTATTAAGCGGCACAGCGGATCAAAAGTGTCCGCTATTGAGTCAGCGGCCTGAATTACTTCGGGCTTGTTCTTGCTGTACATGATACGCGCCGGTTCCCACTTGATGCGATTGTTCACATCGGCACCACCGGCGAGTCGTGGCGCGTCATCCGATTTTGTCCAGAGTGCAATCATGGCAAGAATGCGAGAGCTCATAAATTTATCTTCAAGCAATTTATCTAAGTCCCAAAGAGCCTTTAATACTGGAGCCTTCCACGGGACACCGATAAATTGCTCTGTCCTGCGGCGGACATACCGAACGTCCATATTCGCGGCGTCAATCGGATTTTTTATTCCCTGCACCCAGAACCGCAGCGGGACACCCCATTCGTCAAGTTCCATCCCGAATTGTGTCTGCTTTCCCGGTGCTGCGTCCATGGACATAGGCTTTGTCCAGAGGTCGTGCGTCCAGTCCAAACGATCCGGCTCGATCATCTGGTTTGCAAACGGGAGGTAGTCACCTTTTTTCGACGGGACGGTATTGCGCAAAACCGACCCGCTATTGATTATCGTCCGTAGCGCGATACCCTGCCACTCGTAGTACGTTCCGTACCCCGACCGATCCCACTGATCGTTATATCGATTCCAACCGTCCGCCAATATTTTGTTTATCGCTTCGGCCGGAGTCTCCCCATCTAATTCCGTGACTACCGGCTCCGGCTTTATGCCGGTTTTGACCACGTTCGAGCAATACACATTGTCGATATTTTGGGAGAGTCCGTTATTATCCGTGGACTCGCGGGCGCGTGAAATTAATTTTTTTAGATCGCCGGAGAGATTGTTGTACGGAGTATCTGTCGTGTAATTCCAGTCCGTCCGCGTGCGCGAGGTGCTGGCCCCATCGTAGTACATCGAAAATCTGTCGCCGAAATATTCAAACATCTTCCGTACATTCGGGATATAGGCAGGATCACCGCCGAGCGCGTCCCCTGACCTCATAAGCAAATTACCGATACGCTGCATGATACCCATGCTCAGGTCTCCCGGCTCATGGTGATCGGCAGAAATCCGGCGTATGTGTCGTCAATAACATCAACGGCGGCCGTTGTGGCCTGCGCCATGACCTCGGCAGGGGTCAGATAGTCGTGCCTGCGGTCGCCCGCCGTGACCGATTTAATACCCCGCGTGGCTATTGCGGCGGCCTCTGCTGCCATTGCGGCGCGCTGTGCGGCGGTAAAATCGCTCATAAGCACCCCCAGGGCACAGGTATCCCACCTGACCTTAGTATATAATACCGGCCTTGATAAGTCAAGAACAAAATGTTAATAACTTGTGGATAGCAATTTTTAGGCTAAAAATGGGCAGAAAAGAGGCTTTTCAGCGGTGAAAAGGTAATTGCGGATGTTGATAGCTTGGGAACAACTAATATCGGCGGGAATTAAAATAATCGCTGGTATCGTCAGTCGGTTTTTCTTTTTCCTCTTCCGTCTCGCCTGTTGGCCGCTGGATAACATCCTCCATCGCGGCCACAGTGGATTTGTCGAATAGCATCTGCTCTATACCGCGTATTTTCACGGCCGCAAGACACAAATTTTCACAACTGCGGTAATGGTTCGGTTCTATTTTCACGTATACGCTTTTCTTTCTCCCGAATTTATCCGTCTGGCTTTCGATGTATTCATTTCGCACCTGATCCAAATATTCCTGCTGGATGTCCTGCGGTAAAAAACAATTTGCGCTACCGATTATCCGCGTCACTTCCTCACTCAATCGCTGCGATTGTCCCATGTAGTGATTATCTTTGGCGCTCTCCTCGATCATCGGCCGCTTGTAATCCAACATAGCCGCGCCGATATATGGCCGGAACTGCGGCGCATGTTCGCAGATATACCGCACGTCGTCCTGCCGGTGCCCGCCCGCGTCGATAAATCCGCAGTCAATGTGTAATTTCATTCCGTCGCGGCGCAAGTACGGCACGACGAATACTCCATTCATAAATTTTTCCAGCGCAATCTGACGCGGGTCCTTTGCGATTCCATCCTGCTCGCCTTCGCCCTTTGGCGATAGAATAAAACCAGACCGCACAAGATATTTTTTCATCCCGGCCGCGTATCCATTCACGACAAAGTAAAAGCCGCTGTCCTGCGTATCGCACCCGGCCATAAGGATTAAAGCATCATTCGGGATTTCGCCCGGTATGAATTGATGATATGATAGTTTTTTAGACAAAAGAAAATCGTTGCTGATGCGCCGCGCGTCGTGTTTAAAAAATTGCGCCATGTCCTCGTTTATATATGTTTGCAGCGCCTCTATGCCGCTTTTCTGCGCGGCGAACAACCGGGAAAGGCAAGTATGAAAACCGAACGACCAATCGACGAGCCGATTGACCTGAAACGATACTGCCCGATACTCTACACGCCCAGAGATCACCCCGCCCGGCCCGATCTTCTCATCCTTCGCCGCCCAGACCACGGTCGATGCCATTTTAACCCGTTCCTGTTCCGTGATCACCTTTTTACAGTTTTTACACTCGTAAAATGCCGCTTTGTAATTCTCAATACGCTCCGGGTCGTGATCGTGTTCGCCCTTGCCATTCGGGATTTCTTTTATCTGTGCATCAATCAATATCTGATACGTCCCGCAATGCGGACACCGCTGATATGGTTCAAGGTTCAGCACGCCGGGCCGGAACATTTCCGAATGCAGGCAGTCCCCGACGTGTAACGGTGACGAATTGAATATTGCCTTATGCCGTTCAAGCTTTAAATAAAACTCCTGCCGCCGCTTTAACGATTCCAACGGATTCCACCCGCGCCGCTTCCGGTACTTACTGACCTCATCCGCATAGATAAAACCTGCGCTCCACGTGGCAATGTCGGACGGCACTTCCGCCGAAGCCACGCGCAGATACATGTGATTCAATTTTATCTTTTTCTTTGTAAGATCGACCTCTCGACCACTCCAATATTTTCTAATGGCCGGGACCTCCTTGATAAGCGGCATGATCCGTTCGTCGAAAACCTCCTCAACTACCTCACGCTTGCTGTAGCAAAGCATGGCATTCATGGGCATGCAGTCAATTACCCATGCCGTAGCTATTTCTGCGATTAGCGATTTACCGATCTGTACAGCAGCGCAAATAATAACCGTATCATATTTTTCAATCGCGTTTATTATTTCCACCTGCCACGGGTACGGGGTAAAGTCTCCCGGAGACGCATAGGCCGACGACAGTTTAAAATGCTGACGCGCCCAGTCCACCGGGTGCGGCGTGTCCCGTATCTCGAACAGCTCGCGCTCGATCTGGTAGAGAGAAATAGAATTATCTACTGCCATGCTGCTGCTGCCCCTTGCCCCGGAACTCCCCGCACCAATCATCGTCCGCCACTACCGGGAAAAAGAAATTGCCGTCCCCGCCATTGTCCACCATCACCGGCGGATACCGACGGCACCTGTTTCGGACATACCCGGAGTTCGTCCCCAGATCGACGGCCTCGGCAAAAACAAATTGACAGTCCTTACATTTACCCATTTTCAACCTCCTGTTTGGTTTCCGAGTCCATCGACCGGCTACCGGCGATATATGCCGCCACAGCCTCTTTGATCATCTCACTGGCCACCGGGTGCATCTCTTCGACGCTCTTACCCACGAGCCGATACAGCTCACGGTGCAACGTCGTGGTGAGCCACACCCGCAACGACACGATACGGGCGCCCAAAATTTGCAAATGCTTATCCATGTCGATCACCTGCTCCTTGCGCCGCTTGATCTGCAAATCTTTTAGCTCAATATCCTTTTCCAGTTTTTCGTCCTCCAGCTCGTCCCGACCCCTCCGCTTATTGCGCTCTTTCTCCCGGCCAATACGCCAGTCGGTGACCACCGCGGTGTCCCACGTTCCGTCCGCGTTACGCGGGCATGGATTCGGACCCTCCCGCCACCGATCAAACGCCGACCGGGACACGCCGAAAATATCCATCGCCACTCCGGCAGGACAACGGCGAAAATCTACCGCATCCCGGATGGCCTGGACGCTCAATTTCTCTTTCTCGCCATTATCGTCTTTACGCATGATTTTTACCGACCCCGCTGTAATACATTGATTTTAATAGTGTACGCGTACCCTGCCCGGCAAAAAGTACTACGCAAAATTCTTGGGGCTTTGCGACCTCTATTCATTTCATTTAAGGTAGTACCTTTTTTGATCTGATTTCGCCACTTATCAAATAGATTGTTTGTGATTATCAATGAGTTAGGTGTATATTAAATTGCATTATTGATATTCGTTGGGCATGTTATTAACTTAACATGGCATATCGTTTTATGCGCATTGTATGCGCTTGATTGCTGATCTCTGCCTGCTCTTGCTGCTCTGCCTGTTGTGTGCTCGTGCTGGGCGTTGTAGGAGCGATGTTTGTTGCTAGCCTATTCCAGGCTACCCCTTTACATCGAGGACATTGTACGGGCCTTGCTGTGCGTGCTATCCATGATTGCTTGCATATATCGCACGTGCACACAGTGATGGTTAGGTTGTTGTGTAGTTGTTGTTGTATCATAACAGTAATAATAATATATCGCCGTGCAATTGTCAAGAGAATTGTTTTTTTAATTTTGTGCTTGACATTGCCCGTGTCTTAATTTATACTTTATTTATGAGTCGGGAAAACTCCATTTATAAAATCGAATAACAGCTCTGACCTGTGCTGTCCGACTTAATCGGTCGGATACGCCTTGTCCTGGTACTTGTCTTTCCCGACTCTACCAGGAGCAGGTCAGGGCTTTTTATTGGTAATTAAAATATGAGCTTTGCAAAACTTGATCATGGCATAGTAAAGAGTTCAATATGGTCTGAGCCGCTTGCGACCAGAATACTTTGGATATCAATGCTTGCAATCAAGGATGAAAACGGTTTTGTTTCCGCCTCACGATCTGGCATGGCGCGGATAGCAAATATTACGATGGAAGATTTTGAGATTGGAATAAAATGCCTGGAGTCTCCTGACCCCGATAGCAGGACTACGGAATATGATGGCAGGAGAATTGAAAAAATCGAAGGTGGGTGGATTATTTTAAATCATGAAAAATATCGCTTACATGATGATATACAAAGAGATAAGACAAGGGAACGTGTTAGAAGATATAGGGAAAGATGTAACGTTGTAACAAAATGTAGCGTTACAAACACGCTACCCTCTGTATCTGTATCTGATGTTTTATCTGTTAATCCTTTATCAGTTAATTCTTTATCAGTTAATGAGTTATCAGTTATAAGTAGGGACTCGCCTATAGGGGAGCGTATTATAGATAAGGCACCTATAGGTGAGCGTAATATAGATAGGCCATCTATAGGTGGTAAGTTTGAACCGCCAACAGAGAACGCAAACCGAACGCAAATAAAACGCAAAGTAAACGCAGAACCTGAAATTGAAATCCCAGCTCACATTGCAGACATGTGGCCGGACTATTTGGAGGTTCGAAAGGCAAAAAAGGCACCACCAACGGAGCGGGCAATTAAAGGTATACTATCCAAGATTGTTGAATACGGCGGAGGGAACCAAAGCGACGAACGCGCGATCTTGCAGCAATCCATCGAATGCGGATGGACTGGCGTTTTTCCACTACGAAAAAATTTCAACCAACCAGAAAAACCTAAAAAATACGTTGGGGGTATCTGATGAACGAAATCATCAAAAAATATCTCTCTATTGGCCTATCCATTATCCCGGTTGGCCCTGACAAGCGACCAGTGCCAGGCTTGCGCTGGTTGCCATACAAGGACGCACCGGCCACGCAAGAGCAGGCCGCGGCGTGGGAATTACCGATTGCCTGCATCTGTGGAGTCGTGTCTGGGGGGTTAGTGTGTGTTGACTTTGACAATCGTGGCAGCGAAATGAAGGCATGGAGTGACCAGGTAAGGGCGCTGGACGAAAAGGCCCTATCCAAAGTATTATGCCAGCAAACGCCAAGCGGTGGATACCATGTGATCTATCGAACAGCCAAAATTATCAAAAATAAAAAGTTGGCGCAGCGGTCGGCGCGAGATGGAGAGCTGGATAAAAACGGGGACCAGGCTAAAACAATAGGTCTGATCGAGACAAGGGGTGAGGGTGGATATTTTTTAATCGCGCCGTCACCTGGGTATAAACTATTGCGCGGTGATTTTGCGGACATACCTGTATTGTCCGAGGACGAATCAGATTTGCTAATATCGGTTGCGCGGTCATTGAATCAGATAGCGCCGGAAATTATTGCGCCACGGTCGGTATCTCTGCCGATAGCGAGGGCCGGGCTCTCGCCTTTCGACGATTACGACCAACGGAATACACCGATTGAACTGTTGATAAAAAACGGATGGAGAATAGTATCGGAATCGAATGGACGCATTGCGCTATGCAGGCCCGGAAAGACAACCGGAATATCCGCGACGTGGAATTACATTCCGAATCGTTTCTATGTATTCTCATCCGCGACGAACTTTGAGACGGAACATATATACAAAGCATCTGCTGTTTATTCAATACTCGAACATGGAGGTGATTTTGTTCAAGCAGCAAAATACCTGTACAATACCGGATACGGTAACAGGACAACACAAAAACAGGTCATCAATTACGATACGGTCCCGGCCACACAGCTTGTTAAAATGTCAGACTACCGCGACGATATTTATAAATTTTATACATCACCGCCAGCGCGAGGCTTTTTTCTTGGGCTGCAACAATTCGACCAGCTTTTACGGTTCGATCACGGATATCTTAATATCATTTCCGGCGTACCGACAATGGGGAAATCGGAGTTCACCGATTTTATTATCATGCTTCTGGCGCGTAAGCATAATTGGAATTTTGTAGTATTCAGTCCTGAAAATTATCCGCTACAATTGCATTTTAACAAGCTCGCGGAAAAATACCACGAAATAGACATGTACAAAGCGGAAAAACACATGATCGAAGAAGCGATAGAATTTATCGACGACCATTTCAGATTTTTGAACGCGACTGAGGACGATTTGACACTTGAAACAATTATTACATCGACAATAGAGGAAGCAAAATTGCGCCGCGTTGATTGCCTGGTCATCGATCCGTGGAATGAGGTCGAGTTATCACGGCCGGACGGTATGCATGAAAGCGATTTTATAGGAGCATGCTTACGGAAATTGCGGAAGATCGCCCGGAAAAACAATTTATGTATTATCGTAATTGTCCATCCGACTAAGATGTATCGCGCAAAAACGACAGGCGCCTATCCGATACCTACGCTATACGACGCGCAGGGAAGCGCAAACTGGTACAACAAAAGCGACAACGGAATAATTGTACATCGTGATTTTAATAAAAACATCGTGGAAATATATGTAAAAAAAGTAAAGTTTAAAAATTATGGTAAGCAAGGCATGGTTGCTTTCCGCTATGATACATCGAACGGAATGTATACTGAAATCTCAGAAAATGAAAACAAAGAACAGAAAATTGAAAAGGAAGTATGGCATGGTGTGGAATAAACATAGTGCAATAAAAATATGGCTGTCATTACGAATAATTGACAAGGTGACAGCGCTTATAAAATTATTAGCAAGGAAATTAACATGCAAAAATCAAAGCTGGTAGTTGATAATCCGTGGCGCGAGTACGAGCGTCGCAAGCGTGCGCTACCGCCCATGCCTGCGGAGGACTACGAGCGGGCCGTGGCGGACATAGCGG